GTCCCAATCAAGCTGGTTGCCATGCTTATCAGTTACTGGAAACCATTCATTGCACCAGTTATCGCCCATAAATGTTACCCAAGCCATTTCGTGTTGTAGGTTAATTGAATTTTTCATTTGGTTGTTTTTATTAAGTGTTACATTGTTTGAACACTGCTAATGTACACAAAATATGTTAACAACCTAGAATCAGTGTGAATTTTTATTTAAAATATTTTTTTCCGCTTCTGCTTTGTCTATTTCGTATTCTAAAAATGTAAGGCAGGTGCGCAGTGGTAGCGCAGTTACTTCATTAAGCCTTTGTATATCACCTCCAGCAATTTGATAGACTGCTCCATACCAGCCCCACTTTCTGCTGAACTGGCTTTGGTAGTCAAGGGCTGGTTCTTCAGCTGTTCCTTCCCCAAAGATTGTAGGGTAGCTATTTGTAATTTGATTTCTATACGACAAAAAAAAAGCAGGCACCCTAAGAATATGTGCGCCCCTAAGTCAGCAAACTGGCTGCCTGTATGTTTATCAGGGTCGTAGGCCTCTATTAAGTGCCTACCTAAAGCCTTTTTAATTACTGGCCTATACAACACACCTAAAACCTTTTCTGCGTTCTTATACGGCTCTTTTAGGTATTCTTCAAGGTCTATGTATTCACCTAGTGTTATATCTTCCAGCTTTGGGTGGAAGCCATAGTCAACCCCTTTGTGTTTAAACATTTGTATTAGGGCAGGCTTTTCATTAAGCACTGCACCTAGCTGGGTGGTTAGTTCATCCTTGTCTTTCTTTTTCATACCCTCCTGCTGGGCAGGGGTTATGCCGCAAAAGTGGTAAAGGGCTTGCTCATCACCATTTTCTTCATTGGCTAAAGCAATAAACTTTTTATAAGTGGCCAGCTGTATATCAGCTAGGCTTTCAGGTACTACGATGCTAACGGATTGTGTATCTACCATAATTAGGCTTGCTTAGTTTGTTCCATACCCCATAACGCAGGGCATCAATGGCGTGGTTATATTTATCTTCAGGCTTGTTTAACAAGTTGCCATTCTTGTCTTCCATCCATTTGTAGTTTTCCATTTCCTTCATTAGGTTGCTGCCCTTAATGTGCAGCTTATAGCGTTTAAGCATATCAATACCAGCGTTGACACTATCGGTACCCTTTGCAGTAGGTTTTACATTAAAGCCCATGCGGTGCAGTTCCTCAATGCTTTTAGGTTCGCTACTATCAGCAAATATTTCATCATACCTGCCTATATCAAATTTACTAAACATTTGTGATAGGTCTTGGTTGGTAAGGTTTGTGCTATAAAGCACTTCATCAAAGTAAAGGTTATCGCCCCACTGGTAGCAGGCAACTAACGCACTAGGGTCATTGGTAAAACCAAAGTCAAGCCCATACGATAAAAACTTAGCCTGTGCAGGTAATTGCTGGTAAGTATTAAACTGGAATACCTGTGCCCTGTTAGTGCCTCGTTCACCTAACCCATACACACGCCAGTAATGCTCATCAGTTTCCTTTAGCCTTTCAATTTCTGCTACAATGGTTGGGTCTAGGAAAGGGTTGTCCCTATAAGTCGTTTGGTAAAAGTCAGCATCTTCACGGGGTATAACTTTGTCATATATCCAGTGGAAAGTATCACTAGGGTTGTAATCAAGTATTATGCGGCCATTTGTACGGAATACAATTTGCTGCCAGTCTTCAAAGGTTAACTCGTTAGCCTCATTTAAAAAGGCTAAGTCCCTTTTACGGCCCCTAATCTTTTGGGGCTGGTCTAAACTAACAAATTCAACTAAGTTGCCGTTTAGTATATACTCGCTATTGGACTTGTTATGTGCTTCCTCATTGTATAAGCCATACTGCTTAAGTATATCAAAGAAGTCCCGCATTACGGAACTACGCACTGCAGGAAATGTTTTGCGGGCAATGGTTATAGTTTGCCCAGTATGTTTAGCACAATAATGGAATATAACCCAAAGCAGTATATTGTAAGTCTTACCGCTACGGGTACCACCTTGTTCTACCACAATTTTCTTAGTAGACTTACGCAGGTGCTTATAAACCTTATTTACCTTAATCTTCATCTACTTCCTCAACCTCAAAGGTCTTTAGGCCTTCATGGTGTATTTCCTGCCTTTCAACATAGCCCCTGCCTTTACCCTTTGTCTTTAAGTAGAATATTGTGCTGCTGGGGTTGCCGCCTTTTATTTGCTGGTGCAACTGGCTTTCTGCAAAGTCTAGGGCAACATTAGCTAAGTCATCTACACCTGCCTTGTATGCCTCATCTTCACGCATCCACCTGTAATGTGTTTCCCTGCTTATACCAACTGCCTTGCAGGCACTGGTAACAATACCTAAACTTTTTTCCAAAGCCTCTAGCATTGCCTTTTTTGTTATGTCATTATTTGCCACTATCCTTAGGGTTTTTATTAGTTGCTCTTTTTACTGCTCGCTGCCTTTTCATTTTATTTAGGCGGGCCACTTCCTGCTTATACGGGTAGCAATGTGATAGCTGTGCTAGTGTATAGTATACTATACTGGCTCTATAGAAGTTTTCCTTATGTGGTGTTATTGGCATAACCCCGTGGATTTCCTTTTGCCCACTAAAGATGCATAATGCGCCATCACTTTGTTCAAGTGCTATGCGGTATTCGGGTAGTACCAGTTCACCCCCTGTGCAGTGTTCCTTTAATATAAGCACATTACTATAACTGCCTTTGATATTACCGCTATCCCTGTGGTACTTGATAGCGTGGTTAACATTGATGTTAGCTGTAGTGTAGGGGCTGTCTATTAGCCTGTAGTCATCGTTAATAGTTTCCCGTGCTACTTGTAAGTCTTTAGTATATAATTCAGGCAGGTACTTTTCGTAGATGTCGCACAAAGTCTGCTGGAATGTAAACAGCTTATTAGTGTTGCGCTTTTCATCGCTTGTTTGGTTGCTGAACCTGCAGAAGTCGTTTCTTAGTGCCACTCTAGGCAGTGCACCAAATACACTGCTTTTAGTAGGTAAGGTGTTAGCCCTATAAGTTTCTACATATTTTGTATCGGCTACTGCTTCACGCACATAGCTTAACAGCTGCTTATCTACATTAACATAAATGCCAATGCACTCACCATTAAGGTAAAATGCAGTGTCTTCAGTTATTACTTCATCATAATGGTCTTTGCTGGGTGTTGACTTTAATAAGTCATCACATTTAGCATACTTTGTAAGGTTATAGGTTTTCATTCTCTAGCACTTTGTATAGTAATTCCCTGTAGTCTTCGCATTCGTATTTTTGTAGCAGCGTTTCTAGCCTTAGCACTACCTCATCAAACTCAGCAGCCTCAAAGGGTATGGTGATGTTCTTAATTTTAGCATCTAAAAAGCGGTCTAGCTTTTTATCTAGGCTGTTGATGCTGTAGTCAGTGTTGTTACTTACATCTTCCTCAGGTACCCAAAGTTCAAGGCCCCAATCATTAAGCAGCTGTGTGTCCCACTGGTTTGCTAGCAAGTCCCAGTCCCATTCACCAAAGTTGCTATTATCTTTAATTATAAATTCACGCTCTTGCTCAGGCGTTAAGTTATCAGCAAATACTACTGGGACCTCAGCAAGGCCAGCTTCCTCACAAGCCTTAAGGCGCATGTTACCGCCTAGCACTACCATATCTTTATTAACTACAATAGGGCGCAGTTCTAGCATTTCAGGAAATTCCTTAATGCTTGCTACTAGCTTATCAAATTTGTTACCCTTAATAATTCTAGGGTTGTCGGGGTTCGGCAGAACCTGTTTAATGTTTACTCTTTCCATAATTATATAACCATTTAATAGTCAACTAAGTTACGCAGGAATTCCCTTTCATCAGGGGATAGCTTACCACGCCTATCTACCTGCACTAGTATATTTAACATTCTAATATAGTTGTTTTTATTAACTAGCATAAGGGCTGTGCCTGCTTCATTCATAATAAATCTTTAGCCTTTATAAGTATGCCTACTGAAGTGTTATTATCACCCCCTGCTACACCTAGCCTGTAGTAGTTTGTTTTGCACAACTGCTTAAGCCGTGCTGTGGGTATTAGTACAGCATGCAGCACATCGCTGCCATCTATATCAGCCATATCAGTTTTAAGCCTTTGGCCCTTTTCACTAGCTGCAATTAGAAACCAGTAATCGGCCTGCGTAGTAGCAATGCCACTTAGCTTGCCTCTGGACTCATACTCAATGTAAAAGTTACCTGTGCGGTAACAGCCAAAGTCAAACTTAACCTCAATTGTTTTACTGGAAAGCAGGTGGCCTAGCCACCCCTCACCTAATTGCCCTAAGGCCAAGTCATACTTAAAGTCGTTATTGTAATCCATTAGTCAGCCTCTGTTCCGTTTTCTTTTAAGTCTCTGTTGCATAATGTAACTATAACATCAGTGTAGTCGTCGTCTCTATAGTTGTTATAAACCGACATTGCTTTTATGTAGCTTACATTTTCCACTACGGCAACCCCACCTACCCATACATCGTATTCTTTTTTCATTTCTCTTTGGTGTTAAAGGTCGTGTTCTATGTTCTGGCGTTCTACATACCTACGCCACATCTTCGCTACCCAAGCCCTTCTCTGCATCTTGTTAGGGTATACCTTCTTAAGCCTTGCATTAGCTATGCGTAAAAATTGGTTCATCTTGTTCATCATACTAAATTTTGTAAGCGCTTAACACGCTCGTTTAAATCCTTTGTTCTTTCCGTTTGCCGCTTTAACTCACTTGCTACAGCAGTGTATTTTTCCTGTAGCGCTTGGTACCTTTGGTCAGCATTACGCTGTATCCTTACCAGTTCTTTTTGGTGCTGCTCAATTAAGTGTTCAAACTCAGGGGCTACTGATAACCTGTTTGTAAGTGCCCTGTTAACCTCAGTGTTATATGTAGACATTAAGTCTGCTAATTGGGCGTTTACCTGTAAAAAGCATTGCTTATAGGCAGTATCATAATTAAAATTGCTAGCATGCTGCTTGCGGGCATGTATGATAGTTGCATGGTCTTTACCCATAATGCGGCCAATCTTCTGCAGGGCTAAGCTGGTCTGCTGGGTAGCGGCAACGCTAAAGGCGTGCCTCCATACTACATTTTCCCTACGCCTGTTGTCTTCTATATTATGCCTTGCTTTAAGTTCATTCCAAAAAGCTGTTAACATCATTTGCTGGTCAATAACTATTATGTCCATTTATTTTATTCTTATGTATTGTTTTAAGCCAGTTTACTTTGTCAGGTACATCGCCATATTTTAAATGGCAGGGCCTGCAAACGGCCATAAGGTTTTCTATAATATCTTTGCTTAGGCTGCCGCCTGCACCCCTGTTTTCTATATGGTGTATGTCTACTGCACGGGCACCACATACTTCACAGGGTATAAAGTCATCAAGCACATAGTTAAAGTGCTGCATGTATACTTTAGTGTGCTTCTTCATTACGCTCTTTTTGCACCAGCCTAAACATTTCATCAGCAAAGTTTTCAGCGGTATACCAATCACACTGGCCAATACCGCTTAGCCTATTTTGTATGTGCACTAATAATTCTTGCTTTGTCATAATTCGCCTACTATTGTATAAGTGTCTAAGTCTTGGCCCCTTACAAAGAAGTCTTTATAAAGGCTTATAGCCCTGTTAAACTTAGCCTCACCCCTTTTGTAAAACTCCTCACTAATTGTATAAATGCCCACATCAGTGCTGCCCTTATCTAGGGCAATAAATGTAAAGTCCTTATAACTTATTTTAAATAGGTTGCAGTATATGTAGGCCTGCAAGTCATAACCATACTTATCAGCGCTGTACTTAAAGGCTTTTAAATCCGTAGTGGTCTTAATATCTGCAACGCCAGTAGGTGTCTTAATATCAGCTTTGCCCCTAAACGGGTAGCCACCTAATACATCTACTTGTGGTACCTCAAACTCACTGCCCTGCATATACCGCATGGCTAGTTCATTCCTAAAAAAGGCATCAGCCATACGCTCACCAGCTGCTAGGTCTTTGCTGGTAATGCAAGTTTTAGTATTATCCAACTGGGCCTCTTTAAAGGCCTTTGTGTTTTTACTAGCAACATCTACAACCTGAAAGATATCATCAAACTTTTCAGGCTCAAGTATCATAGTGTGTATTACCCTGCCCATTAGCAGCGCTGGGCTGCTTTCCTCTTTACCATACTTCATAACATTGTGGTAAGTCTTTGGGCTATCTAGTAGCATCTTTAAACTGCTACTGCTGTGGGCCAGCCTGTTTAGTGGGCCATAGTAAAAACTATCATCTACAGCCTTTTGCACTAACCAGTCTCTATCGTAATCGGTTCCGTCTAACATTAACATGATACGCAGGTTAAAATTTCTACTAATTCATACACCGCCACCATAGCAATCATACCTAGTATAACCATAGTTTGTAAGAATGCTATTACTGCCACCTTGTTCCAGTCTACCTTTTTCATCTTACTTAGTAGTTAAATAGTTAAACATTTGCTCAGCAAAGGCATCTAAAAAGCCTGATGCATTGGTTTTACCACCTACATTCCAAGTGTCTAGGTTTTGTGTAGTAAATTCCTCGCTGTAAGTTTTCCAGTCGTAAATGGTAAAGACATCACCATTGTAGTCAAATACCCATTCCTTTTGCACCTTGCCATCATCGCTAGCAGTGTTAAAGGTTGGTTCCCCTAGCGCAGCTACTAGCTGGCTGTAGGTGTATTCATTGATGTAGCCCTTTAGGCTTGTTCCTGCGATGCGGTTAATTGCATCATTTTGGTTTAACTTGGTCATAACTTTTGTTTTTTGTTACACCCAAATATAAACACTTTTTGTTAACTACTAGAACTTTTTTCTTTTTTTTCTTGTTCTAGGTTATAAAGGTATTCCTCAATATTATGTAGGCGCTTGGCCTGCGCCCTGTTTTGATTGAGGCATATACCTAATGCAGTGCCAAATAATAAGTAGCTTAAGATTTCCATTGCACTAGGCATATAGCATAGCGTTGTTCCCTGTCAGGGTATTCGGCTACCATTGTTGTATCAGTCATACACCTGTTTATAAAGGTGGCTTGTTTTTCATTCGCTTTCTTTGTCGGTAATGGCATAAGGCAATATTTCAAAAATTAAATCCTCAACATCTTCAAACTTCAGGTAAGTAAACACATCCTGCGCATTCCACCTGCCCACCCACTTATAAAGGGCATCGGCATAGGGTATGTAATTCCTGCGTTCAACTTTATCTTTTTCATATACTTCGCACAGGTCTAACGCCCTTGTGCGTAAGTGGTTTTTCCTAAATACATAAAACGCCTCAGGGAACTGGAACGCTATATATTCTGCCTTGCTGTTTTTATGGCACCAGCCATTACCACCCCATACATTTACAAACTCTAATAATATGTAGCCGCTAAGGTGCATTTTCTTTAACCCCTTAACATCAACTTTCATATTACCCCAGTGGAAGTCTATATGTTGTTTGTCTTCCTCAAGTGTTGTTTTTTGCGCATTAGTAAGCAGCTTAAAAAGCGCTTCACCGCTTTTGCCTACATCTACACAAACCTTAGTCCTGCCTTCAGTTAACTTGCGTTTATCTTTTAAGTAGTTACGCAGTTGCATCAACTAGGTCTTGCAGTTCCCGCATCCATTGCACCCATATCTTAGGGCTGCAGGTGCAGGGCACATCGTACTTGTGGTTAAATACCCTAGCATGTATTTCTGCTATCTTAAGGCGTTGTTCGTGGTTTAAGGTGCGCTTCCTAAGCACCCCACCCTGCAGGTAAACTAACTCCTCATCGGTTAAACATTCAGGCTGCTTGCTGTAAGGAAATATCTTATTAAGTTTTTCTTTGCGGGCATCACAGCCACAATCTTCACCAAACACGGCTTTAACAGCTGCCTTAATACCAGTAGCTGTCGTAATTTGTTCAATGGTATCACCTAAGCCCTTAGGCTTATTCTTGCTTCCCTTTGGGCGGCCCTTTTTAGATTTTGTCGTAGTCCCCGTTGGTGTAGTCTTCCCAGTGTTCTTTGAGGGTGTCGTGGATTCTTGCTTTTCCATTTTTAATCGTGTTCTTAATACTTGTTAAACCTATTTCTGATTCCCTGTGTATTTTATTCATACTGGTGCCTTCCATGTGTATTCGCAGCATCTTACTATCGTACCAGTGCAGGGTGTCTATTTCCTGCTCCATGTAGTTGATTAGTTTGTTAAGTGCTGCTTTTTCTTCAGGGTAGGGTTCGTATTCTAAAGTATCATAAAGTATTTCATCTATGCTAACTTTATTAACCTTACGCTTAGCCCGCTGGTATTTAAATGCCGTGTTTATACAGCTGCGGTACACATAAAAAAAGTTTAGTGAGTCTTCTTCGTAAAAGTTGGTGCGGCCTTCAGCCTCCATTTCAAGCAGCCTTAAGAATACCATTTGCACAATATCGCTGGCAACCTCATAGCTGCCATCAGTGTATTCTTTTATAAAACCTGTTAGGCGTTTAAAATTTTGGCGGTAAAACTTTTCTATTCGGCCCATGTTATTTGGATTAACAACAAGCCTAAAGCCACCTGCACTAAGTGCATGGCTTTGTATTCTTCTGTAGGCTCGTAATATGCATAACCTACACCAAACATCACACCAATTACTGGGTTAACTTCTACTTGCATTGCGGTCTAATTTATCCAAATATAACTGATTAACAGCACAATGTCAATAACTACCTACAAAAGTTATTTTATTGGCATCATCCTTTTCAATTATTTTATTAAACGGCACCTTATGCAGGTGGCCTGTCTTTATGTCCCTTATTATGTAGTAGCTGCTATCTGCATCAATATCGCCTACTTCAGTGTCTATGCGTGTTTGTAAGTATAGGTGCCTTTCTAGGCACTGGTATTCCCTGCCGTTAATTACAAAGCGCTGGCCGTTGTTTAATCTATTTTTAAAACTCATTTATGTAGTCATCTAATATTTTGTTCAACTTGTTGTTTTCGTGCTTTAGGTCTAACAACTCTTGTTTTAAATGGCTATTAGTTACCCTAGCATCTAGTATAGCCTTATCAAGGGTAGTGAAATAATCAGTAATGTGCCTATACACATTGCTAGTGTCCATACAAATGTTAAACACATCCCAAAGCTGTTCTTCGGTCATTTCCTGCTTTTGGCCCAATTCTAGGCTTAAGTAATGTAGTGCCCTGTGTAGTTCGGCTTCCTTTTCCATATAATAAAGCCTGTTACCCTCAAAATGGAGATTCATCTATTTTCCTTTCTTTAGTTACTAAGTCTAGGCCGTTTATAGCA